ATTTGGAGGCTTTTAATTCATTGTCCTTTACAGTATTTGTTTATCTCCCCCTTCCTTCTTATTACCTGTCATAATCTTCATCACATCTATAAATTTACCACCAAAAACGTACCCACCAAATAGTACCATTGCGTACTTAAGTGCTTCGATAATAATCTTATATTTATCCATATCAATATCTTCACCTTTACTATCTTTATGGAAACCAACTGTCATCATAACACCTAATGTTATGAAATAAACCAACACGGAAATAAATAGATAAACTCTACCTTGTGACCATTTTCCATTTTCTTTTAACATATCTTTAAACATTTTTCAAAACTTTAAATTTATTGTTATATTACCTCCAACTCTCCAAATAACCTGGCATTTTAATTACATCCAAAGTTAATTTATCTAGAATTTTATTAGATAATTTCTTTTGTTTTTTCACAAAATCTATTCTTAGTACACCAATAGCTCTACCATTTAAATCTAAAATAGACCATTGATAAGTAGACTCTACCCCATCCTCAACCAAATAAACCTTACATAATGATTCAGGATATTTTTGTAGGGTTGGGTAAAAGGCTGATTTAGCATCCATTAACGGTTTTAACGTTGCCACACAAGCTGAAACTGGTATAGCTTGTCTTTCTGTTTGAACTCTAGAGGTACCATTAGAAACGACCTCGTAAGACATAGACATCTTTTGCATTGATTTGCCAGAATAAAACTCACCACCATTATGGAATGAGTATATAGAAACTCTATCTGCATCTATTTCTTCTAATATATCTTCTAATTTGTTTAACAACTCTAAATCTTCGTAAACACATTTATTTATAGGACAATCATCCCCCTTTTTCTTTTTCTCTAAAATATGCTTATACTTGATTGTTGCTAGTGTACCTAAAACACTAATAATTGATATTATTACAGGTATTAATATTTCCAACATGATTACTTATATTAATTATTAAGAATTTAAATTTTTCTTTAATTCGTATAACTTCAATACTTTTTTACTGAAATTTCCGTTATTCTCTGTCATTTTGTAAACAACGTCTTTGGTTTCCAGTAATTTTTCCTTAATATTAATATTTTGACTTTCTGTTTCTAGATGTGTATTAATAAGGTTTACTGTTTCCTTAACTAATGTAGAAACCAATTCCTTGGTTTTTTCTTCATTATTTTCACGTAAAACCTTTAATATTTCTTTTTCTTCCTCAGTTAATGATTCCTTATATTTATCATTAAATTTACTTACGGCTATTTCTAAGAATTTGTTAGGGTCAATATTTTCCCTAACATACCTTTTTTCATCTGACTCATCATTAATATCTTTATCAGACATTAACCATGAAATAACCTCAGTTTTAGATTCTTGTAGTTTATCTATTGTTGAAACAGTTTTCTCTGTGGTAATTAAATCCTCAATGGACTTATGTAATTTTTTAGTTTTTAAAACATCTAAATTGATATTAGACTCTTTTAATAAAGAAACTAATTTTTTAGATTGTTCTTTAAGTGACTTATCTCCCTTTAAGTTACTTAAGAAGGAAATATTTTCTTTTAAATAATCATTAGCTATAGATTCACTTTTAATTGTTTTAGTCTCAAGATTCTTAAAAATAATGAAAGCTGTCTTTAAAGTTTCATTTTCATTTAATATTTTTAAGAAATTTTTATATAAAATTTTACCTGCGGTATCATCAGAGGTGTAAGACTCAATTAACCTATCTACAAATATATCTTTTAGTGTACCAAAATTCATAATTATAATTTATTAATAAATATGCCTTAATCGGTAAGTATTTCACTATCCTCACTATTAATTAAATTTTCGATACCTTCCGTCATCATAAAAATATCTTCATTCTTTCTTTTACCTTCTAACAATAACCTATCTATAGTATCTTCATCACCTCTAAAGCTCTCACCAAAGCCTCCAGCGTCATCACCTCCAGTGTCATCACCGAATCCACTTCCAGTATCATCACCGAATCCACCACCTGTGTCTCCACCGAATCCACCACCTGTGTCTCCACCGAATCCACCTCCAGCATCACCTCCAGTATCACCTTCACCAGTATCACCACCAGAAGTGTCTGTCACAATTTCACCATATAGTTTATCAACCTTTTTAAAGAATCCAGTATTTTTAATTACATTAGGTGTTTGTTCTAACTCAGCTGAAGCAGCCTTCTCTAATCTCTGTTGTTCTAAATCTAATTTAATTTCATCTTCGGACCAATTAAATATGTTTTTCTTAGCCCAAGTATGTGATGTCGGTGCTATACCACCGTCTACTCCAGCAACTAAATCTTTGTATAATAAAACTTTTTCTTTCCATTGTTCTACTTTTAACATCTCACCTTGTGTTGATGGGTTATTTAAAGTTAATTTAAAGTTGTTTAGTTCATCATGGAATCCTAGTATGTATAAATGAATAATAGCTATCTTATTTAATTCTTGAATCATTGCTTGTTGAATTCTATTAATAGTTCTAGCAAATCTAATATCCATTAAAGCTAAGTTCTTACCTTCACCAGTCGGCTCTTCAAACCCTAAGAAAGTTTTAGGAACTCTAAGTGCTGTAACCATTTTCCTTTGGATAAATTGTATGTCAGCTATTTGGTCTAAGTTAGAAGCCCCAGGTAATGTTTCTATTGGCATTGAAGCGTTAGGGTCCCTAACTGGTACAAAGTAATCTTGGTCAACAGCTAGTGTGTTATATCTTACATCTGATTGACCTGTTTGTTGGTCGGTTTGTTGGGTCCTTTTAAATTTATTAGCCACCTTTTGTACATAAGATTCAACATCCTCATCATCAATGTTACCAACATAAACTTTAAATACTCTTCTTTCTGGTGCTCTAGTTACACGATATACTAACATCGCGTCCTCAGCTAGTAATAATTGTTTCCATATACGTCTAACTTTTTCTAAAACAGAAGTTCCATAAGGTATTTTTCTATCATCACCCAGTAATCTAAAATGACCAATCTCCCAAGCGTTAAACTCTAATGTTTTATCTCTCCAAACAAAACTAACTTCCCTTTTTTTAGTGTTACCAGACTCATCCATCTCTAAACCTTGTTGTTGGTAAGGGAATAACCCTGTTTCTTTTCTTTCAATGTCTATATTGGTTAATTGACTAGCACCCACAATACCATCTTTATAATCAATCTTTAAGTATATAAAATTATCACCGTACTTACACGTATTTCTAGTCCACATTGGTAAGTTTGAATGTATATCAAGTACGTTGAAAAATAAATCCTCTAAAACTTTTTTAATTCTAGATGAATCTGATTGTACAGACATTATTCTACCTTGTTCATTTAAAGTACAACTTTCTTCTGACATAATATCTAAAGCTACAGCTATTTCAGGTGTGAATTCCATAGCTTCATAATCCATATAAGAAGCTAATCTTGATGTTTCATAAAAAACTGACTTTTGGTAAAGTTCGTTATCAACTTTAGCCCACTGAGCTTCTAAGTATTTTTGTTGTTGTAATTGTAACTTTTCTTTGTTAAACTCTTGCTTAGATTGAGTTACTATTAAATCATTATCTGTTAAAGCATACTTACTATTTGTTATATTACTTTTCGGTCCACCTGCTTGACCAAACAAGTAAAATAATTTTTGGTATACTGTTAAATTTTTATTTTCTTCAGCCATTTTAATTATATTCTTTTAATAAATATCACCAATAAAGATAATGTACCGTTCTTTAATGTGAATGTTTTATGGTGTTTAATAGATGTTTTTTTATTTCTTATATTTACTTAAATCACCAAATAACCAAGAGAATTCTTTAGTATTTTCAACAGTAGGTTTTTTATTTTTATTATTCTCAGTATAAAAACCACCGCCAACCACTTCATTAAGACCACCAACATCCTCAGTTGTAGTAGTTTGAATAGACCAACTACCAACCATAGCTTTAGCTTGTCCTTTTGATTTCTCTAAATCTTTAAAAGATGTTGAACCTACGAAACAACACATAGCTATTGACATTAAAAGGTCATCATGATAACCCTTCATGTGGTCCGCTCTACCACCAACGAAGACAAATGTTTCCATCTCAGCTAAAGCTCTTTTAGAACGTACTTTAAATGAATCCATCCTAATAGACTCCTCTAATTTAGATACAATAGTATTTCTATTCTTTTGAAAATTTAAACCAGGTAATTTACCTTTATCCATAAATTTTTGTAAAGCTTTATTGTTTTCCACTGAGTCAATCCCCACAGTTACATCATAATAAAGATTTCTTTTAGGGTAACCCATCTCTATTAATTTTAATACAACTGAAGCACCCCAACCTCCAGTAATATCTACAACTACAAAAGCGTTATAAGACTCACCGTAATATTTACATATTTCACCTAAAACATCTGGTGCTACTTTACCGTGATACTCAGCTACTTGATTACCTGTAGTAAAATCCCATATACATAAACCAGCATAATCATCTGAAGAACCAGATGATGGGTCTGCAGATAAAATATATTGATGGTCTTTTATTGGGTCTTCCCAAACCCACATATTACCATCAACCCATTCTCTTCTAATTGGGTCTTTAACATTATCCCTTTCTTGCCTGTTTTTATACTTATCATCAATCACGTTGTCCCCAGAACCAACAAAAGAACATAACAACTCTTGTGCTATGGACCTAGCATTGTGATTTAATTGTGCACACATATCATCAAACCATTTTGATGTAGGTTCATAACCTTTTTTAACCATTTCTGACCATGTTTCTTCTGGTACAGTAGAACCTTCACCACCACTTAAAGAATCAAATATTTCTTCCACAACATCTCCCGTTTTCTCATCCCTTAAAAGCCAAGTCATACCCGACTTATCGTTCTTTCCGTTATATCGTGGGTCTTCATACCATTTCATAGAAACTATATTGAAGTTGTTTCTACCCTTTTCCGCTGTTATATAAGCTTTATGGTAAAGTGGGTCGTGTCCGTTAGGTGTTGAGATTAAAATAGACCTACCACCAGTTGAAAGTGATGGTTGTGCGGCAGTATAAAACTCCTCCCCTTTATTACCCTCAATAAAGGCCGCCTCATCAACAACAATACATGAAGGTGTATACCCCCTAAGAGCATCCTTTGATGAAGCCACCGCTTTTACTTCAGAACCATTCCATAATTTATAGTGTGAACTAGAATTTTTCTCTGGGTCAAACCAAGTCTCACTAGTACCACCTCTATATACATCCATCCAAGCTGGTAGTTGTGTAGTAAAATCTCTAATCTTTTTTAGAAACTCTTTAGCCGTTTCTTGTTTATTGGCCGCTATAAGTATTTTTTGTGTACTTTTATTAGAAGATAATGCTGTTAGTATAGCTAAATAAGCCGCTGTAGTTGTGGATATACCGGCTTGTCTAGGTTTCATAACAATATTATGTTCTTTTTCTTTGTAAGCTAAAACCAACTCTTTTTGTCTTGGGAATAACTTGAAGGGGACAAACCCACCTTGTGTTCTATCCTCAGTTTCCAAATAAGATTCAATAGCGTATATAGGGTCTTTTAAACATTTACCTATCTCATATAACATTTGTGCTTTTGTCAAACTCATACTTATAAATATGTTAGGCATAAAAAACCCACCTAAGTAGCGGTCTTAAGTGGGTTAAGTATCCGTTCCTAGAACGGTCCTAAATATTATTTAGAATTAAGTATACCACCAATATGTCTAACTAAATCCATATCACCAGCATCTAAAGCGTCATCTAAAGCGGATGTTAAATCTCTTGTTGACATACTCTCGTAATCAATCTCTGTTGGTTCATCATCCATGGGATTAGGTGTAATGTCTACTCCTCCCTCTGGTGGTGTTAGAACATCATCTTCTTCCTCGTCATTACCCATAGTAGGTTCTTCTTCTTTTTCTGGACTATCATCATAACCACCTAATTCATCATCAGAAGCCTCTTGTTGTAATTCTTCTAACGCTTCTTCAGCCATTCTTTTAACTTTTGTTTGGGCGTTAGTACTACCCTCTAACAAACCATCTACGATATTATTAAAATCATGGTCAGACAGTTCTTGTAACATATTCCAAGTTAAAGAAATAACTTCTTGATTATCCACCGGTATCTGTTCAACAAACTTAGACCAAATAATTGGACCTAATCTAATATCGTTTGTTTCAGACTCTAAATTATCAGTTTTATCTAAAACGTA